AATACAATCAAAGCCATTAGTGTGTCTTGTAGTTTTTGTTTCATATTAGCTCCTTATAGTTAGTTCATTTAAGTTGTTAAATGTTCCCTCGAATCCAGGAATATCGGTTTTCTTCATTGCTTCTCGATCATAGGATGCTAAACGCCAGCTAACAATTTTATTGTCATACTCCATATTTTCTACGACTGGTTCATCTAAATAGGATGCATCAGGGACAAATATTGAACCAACCTTGACTATATCTGGACGTCCTTGTTGTAGCTCTCCATACTCGAAACTATTAAAGCCTGGTGACCATGAATCCTTGTTGAAGCAATGAGGCATACCGTAACTAACCCCGATTACTGTATACACCCCATCTATGTCTTTAATCTTGCCATATGACCTTGTGAAATTGATTTTTAACGTTATTTGTTCTCCTAGTTTCATTATTTGCTCCCTTCAAAGATTATATTGCCATTAAGTTTTACTGTTCCATTTTGCTGCTTAGCCATTTTTATTGCTGCTGACTTACTTCGGTATAGTTTCAAAAATCGACTGTTTGGTGTTGTTACGGCGTATATCATTTCATTCTCCCTTAGTTAATAAGTTGTTTAAGCGGTACATAGTGCAGCCGTTAAGCTGCTTTTAGCCAGGCATTGTATACTTTGCTGTAATCGCCATTATGATACTTATCTGCAATGTACTGAAATATGGTTTCTCGCATGTAGCTGTCGACTACAAACGGCGTGCCATATTCTTTGGCTATCTCATATACTTTGCTGGGCCGTCTGGCGATGTGCTTGCACATGATGTTGAGTCTTGCGATGTTGCACTTAAATTCGCCAGCCTGCTTGATGTCGTGTAATGTTGTCATGGTTGTAACTCCTTGTTTAATTGCTACACCATGTACCGCTTGTTAATGTGCTGTCGGTCTGCCCCGACTGTCTTTCACCCTCATTGTCATCGGTAACGTTGGCTCGGTTAGCTCGTTGGCTGGTTGTGCTCTTGCCCTTTGACACTCTAAGCATAGCAAACCATTTAATGCCTGTCAATAGTTAAATAGTAATAAAGTAGTAAAAAAGTATGTTCAACAGATATAAAAATCTTTTATTTTCTTTTAATTAGTGCCTATTTTTGCTATAATTAAAGGGTAGCGGGTGGTTATTTCGTGAAGGTTTATCCGCTCGCCACAACTTGATAAATGAATAAAAAAGCGATATAGTGAGCTTATTAAATGAGACGACAATGGCTGTAAAAAACCGTAAACTAACTGGCAAGCAGAAAGCCTTTATAAAAGAGCTAATTGATAATCCTAAACAATCAGCCACACAAGCAGCTATTAAGGCGTACGGAAGCCCAGATAAGCCTGTAAGTCCTGGTACAGCCGCTATAATAGCCCATGAGAACTTAAAGAAGCCACAGATTATAAGCAAACTACAAAACTATACCGATTTAGTAGAAAGTGCATTAGTTAATACGGTAAGTGATTGGGCAAGCGAAGACGCTCCTAGAAAAAGAGAAATAGCCCTCGACGCAGCTAAGTTTATACATGATAAGGTACATGGAAGGGCAACCCAGAAGGTAGAAATGCAATCCCAACAGGTAGTAATAACGATAGATATGACCAAACCAGCAGAATGAGCCACTTTTACACACAACTACCCAAAGATATTACAGGTAAACAGATAAAGGAAGGCGATAGAGTCGCTAGGAAGCTTAAAGACTGGCATGACTGCGGGGTAGTATACAAGACTAAATCAGGGTACATGATGAAGACCGAGAAGCACTACACACCATTCTATATAAGTGATACTTACAAGATTACATAGGCCGCCCAAAAAGAAAAGAATAGTTATTTAAGTATATCTATAAACTACCTAAGTAAACCTAACGGATAGTATTAATCAGTACGTTACAGGTATACTCAGAGGCTACAAAACAGCCATTTAGGGCTATATTACAGTGTGTTTGTGTGAATCCACAGTACATTTATACCTTGTCAAGTATTTCCAACAGATTAGCAGTCTCTCAAGGTGTCCCAAATCACGGGGGTTATACCACCAATTCCATGGTATAACTATACTTTATGTCAACACTATCACCACTCAACAGGTGTACGTCGCGAAATATGTACTCTGCGACATAGCCAAATAAGGGTATATTCTATGGTATAGCTACTAAGTGCCTTCAGGTTCAGTTTTGGCACTCTCTCGATATAAGAAAACAGCTCACAACAACCAACATGTCAACCCCTACCCCCCACCACTTCCCCGCTTCTAAGGTACACCTGATCTCATACTATATGAGCGGAGCGATATGGAACTGCGAGTGTCTGTGATATATTCTGGAGTAAAACTCTAGGCTTGACACCCCCGCTAGGAAGTTGTATTTTAAGATTAAAGATAAAAACGTCTCTCAAAAGACCACCAGGTCTACAAAAATAAAACAGAATATTTGAAACTAAATGAGGGAATATTATGCCTAAAGATTGGACAGAAGAAGAACGTAAAGCTTTCGGAGAAAAGATGAAAGCTGCCCGAAGCAAAGCACCTAAAGAAACTCAAGTAGAGAGCGATGAAGTAACTATTTCTAAGAGTGAGTTCCAAGACCTCTTAAAAACCGTAGCAGAGCTTAAAAGCCAACTACAGACCCCTAACCAGTTCACTCCCCAGCCAGGTCTTCAGCAGGCTCAAGTAACCGCTGGAGGACTTGTAGGAGTTCAAGAGAAGTATTCTACTACTCAGAACTACCCCTCCCCCGTTGAACGATTAAAGAAAGAGTCTAGATTAGCCCCCTTTGCCTTTGAATACAACTACGACCTTACGTTTGATGTTTCCACCTCTCAGTACAAAACCTTAGAAGGTGTGACGGTTAAGGAGCCTAAGTTTGAAGTCCAGCTCCACGGAATTAAACTAGACGACCAAGGCGAACAGACGAATCAACGATACATTATCCGTAAATTAATGTTCCACGAAGACCCAGAAGCCGCTTTAACAATCGCCCGAGAACAAGGTATCGAAGTCGACCCCCTAAATGAAGTAGATTTCTTAAATGAAATGCGTTACCTACGTTGTAAAGCCTGGTTGTTAGACATTTTCTACCCACCTAAGACTGACCAGTCTAAGAAAATGAAAGAAGAAGTCATCGGCAATCAGGTAGTCCAGGTATTTGATGTTACTTCTAAGGACTCTGTAGACCTCTTAAAGAGCCTTTAGGGGCGAGTAATGCCCTTTAATTATAGTCCTCACCCGAAGCAGGTGTCGGCCCATCTAGCATTCTTAACAGGAGGCTTCAAGCGTGGAGTCCTCCTCATGGGCAGGCAATGTTTTGTAGGTGAAACACTAGTCGCTACACCAGATGGTTACACCAATATCGAGAAATTAGAGGTTGGTGATTTAGTATTATCCTCGGATGGTTACAAGAAGATTATCAATACTTGGCAGTATGGGGTGGACACTGACCCTAAACCTATACTACAATTTACAGTAGATAATGAAAAAATTACCACTACATACGACCACAAGTTCTACTCAAACGGAGACTACGTTCCCCTCTATCAGCTTGCCTGGGGAGCGATGGCGACCAGTGATAGGGAGCAGCTCAAATTATTATGTGAGCAATATGGGCAACCTTTTGACTACGAGGAAGCACGGAAAAGAGGGTTGGATATCAGTGATGAAGCCAGCGGTAGATGGTTCTGGATATCTGAGAACGGTGGTGGACGGCAAGACAATCAAGATGCACCGCTTAGTAGCTCAGAGTTGGGTAGAGAACCCAGAGAAGAAACCAGAAGTGAACCACATAAATCACATAAAGACGGACAACCGAGCGGAAAACCTAGAATGGGTAACTCATCAGGAGAACATACTCCATTCTCACAAAGCGGGCAGAGCAGCCAACAAACAGGGCGAGAACAGCGGGACGCATATTCTCAAAGAAAAGCAGGTATTAGAGATACGGGAGATGATTGGAAGTATGCCCTTAAAGCAGATAGCCGAAAAATACGGAGTATCGTACTACACGATTTGGGACATCAAGAAACGGAATACCTGGTTTCATCTGTAACCGTTCACCAAACTGTTGAGACTTATGCAATAGACGTTGAAGATACCCATGATTACTGTATCACCACCAAGAACATACTTGTGGGAAATAGTGGCAAGACGTATTTCGCCACTAATCACTCCTGGTTATCTGCCGTCTTAGACCAGGGTCGGTATTTTGTCGTATTTAAGACCTACAAACAGGCTCACGAAGTTGTCTGGAGGCAGTACGTTCCCTTAATCCCGAAAGAGTTAATCTTCAAGAAGAACGAACAAGACCTTTTAATTGAGTTGAACTACATTAAAGGTCCTGTCACTCTTCCCGACGGGACGACGATTGAAGTAAATCACGATGTAACCAAACCCCGAAGCACCATCCAGCTTTTAGGTAGTGACCAAGCTGACTCCCATCGTGGTTTTAGAGCTAATGGGATTATTTTCGATGAGTACGCTGACCAAGACCCCAATAACTGGGACGCAGTTTACAAACACTTCTTTACCACTACGAACGGTTGGGCGATATTTATGGGCACTCCTCGGGGGTATAATCATTTTTACGACCTTATTCAGTTTGCTAAGGAGAATGACAGGTGGTTCTACCAGGAAGCTACTTGGAGAGACTCCCCCTACGTCTCAAAAGAGTTTATTGCCGAAGAACGAGCTGAAGCCGAGAAGCAAGGTAAACTAAGCACTTTCTTACAGGAAGTAGAATTGGAGTTCAGAGCTGTGCAAGGAGCCGTCTACCCAGACTTTGACCGCAAGGTACACGTCATTAAACCGAGTGAAGTCCCCGAAGACCTTACTATTTATGCAGGAATTGACTTTGGTTACCACACCACCGCCTGTGTCTTAGTTGGAATCGACAAAGATCAGAATTGGTACGTTTATGATGAGGTTTACGCTAGAGAATCTATCTTAAAGGACACTATCCCCAGGATTAAGGACAAATTAGGCGATCAGAGACTCGTCTTAATGGTGGGTGACTCCCAAGCAAAAGACGCTATCGAGACAATGGCTCTCCAGTTCCCCATTGTGCCTGTTGTGAAGCGAGGAGACTCCATCATCCACGGTATCGACCTGATTAGAACTAAGCTCAAACCCCGTATTCAGCTTGTAGGAGACCCCAAACCTACCCTATTCATCTCCTCAGTCTGTAAAAACTTCATCAAAGAGATGGAAGCCTACAAGTACCCCGAAGACAAACCAGATAGAAACCCATCTGAACTCCCTATGAAGGAAGACGATCACGGTCCTGACGCTCTTCGTTACCTGGTTCTTCACCTCAAATACGGAGTAAACAACCAAAATGACAAATTTCCCAAGCCAGCCATTCTCAAAGAAACAAATTCCTACGGTTTGCTATAAAAATGCGGTATAATTAGCAAAAAGGGTCAAAAAAATGCAAAAAAGTGACGAAAAAGACAAAAAAAGCCAGTACGAGTACCAATATAAGAAGGATTATGAGTCCGACAAGGACGTCCATGACAATTATATAGCTGATTTTGACGCTTACGAAGCTATGTTGATTGGTCAAGTCTACGATTCAGTCTCAAGAAGTGTAGACGCAAGCAAAATTACCGACTCTTACGCTGCCACCCTCTCAAAAGAACGAGCCGATAGGGTTGTAGCAAAACTCCCTGAAGGGAACTACCTTCCTATGGGTAAAGCTGATGTCGGCAAAGCCGCCTTTATGGATATTCTTTTCCAGAAATACATCTTCCCTAATGCCAACTCTCAACATTCCCTCCTAGAAAAGTTTAATATGTGGCAAATGTACTCCTCAGTCTATGGATATATGCCTATGTTCTACG